ACGTTTGACAACAGTACGGATAACTCTGTGGCTAAGAAGGCGTTGAAGAGTAGTGGATATACAAAGGAGACTGAATGATGTGTGGCGGTGGTGGTGCTATGAGCAAGCTAAGTAAGGATATAGTTAAGGTAACAAAGAAGGAAGAAAAGCCTGAGTCTAGTGAGTTACCTTCTTTATCAGTGGATAGTAAAATGAAGAGTAAGTCTTCTGGTGATGCAGCAAAAGATGTTAAGAAGCCTAGAGGTCAAGCGGCTAGGTCACTCTTAATGCCTACATAGAATAAGGAGATTAAATGATGTGTGGTGGTGGCGGTGGCGGATCGGTATCCGCAAGGACTGAAGAGCTTTACCAAGCTGGTAAGAAAAACTATGGTGACTTACCTTCCCTAGCATTGGGTGATAAGGTTAAGCGCACAGAAGATGGTATGGCTGACATACCTAAGAAGAAAAAGAAGGACGTTAACAAGTCGGTTGCTAATACAGCTAGATCATTGTTAATGCCGTATGCGAAATGAGTAAGACACCAGCGTGGACACGCAAAGCAGGTAAGAATCCCAAGGGTGGTCTTAATGCTGAAGGCCGAAGAAGCTATAAGGGCGGTACTCTTAAAGCCCCCGTTAAGTCTGGTGATAACCCAAGAAGGGCTTCTTTCTTAGCACGAATGGGCGGTATGAAGGGGCCAGAGCGTGACTCTAAAGGTAAACCAACTAGACTTCTTCTTAGCCTAAAGGCATGGGGAGCATCGTCAAAAGCTGATGCTAAGTCAAAAGCAGCAGCCATTAGCAAAAGGAATAAGAAAAATGCCTAAAGGATTATATGCGAACATGAACGCACGTAAGAAAAAGGGAACAAGTAGATCTAAGAAAGACTCTACTATTAGCGACAAGGCTTACAAAAATATGAAAGCTGGCTTCCCTAAAAAGAAAACTCTATTGAAAAAGGACAAATAATGGCTTGGACATTTAAAAATGGTGACGCATATACAGGCGACACACACGAATTAGCTGGTATGACCTACTCTGGAAAGACGCGCACACGCGATTCTAAGCCTTTGATAGAGGTAAAAGAGGCAGCAGTTCCTAAAAAAGCACGTAAAACTAGAGCGACACCCTTTAAAAAGGAAAAGTAACTGTGAGTTTTCTAAATACATTGCAGCCTAAAGAGCGCGATACATTGCGTAGGGTGGTGCGTATAGTACATATGAAGCACCATCCTAAAGATTTTCAGACAGATCACGAAGCTGACAAGATTATTGAGGCTATTGGCCCCGAAATTGCTGGCAGAATGATTAAAGTTGGCATAGATAATAAGATATTAGATAAGTGATAGACTTTAAATACAAACCAGATGGCGAAGTTGTTAAGGCGTTTATGAAAGACGACACGTTCTTTCGCGGTATTCGTGGCCCCGTTGGTTCTGGTAAGTCAGTGTCCTGTTGCGTAGAAATTTTTAGACGCGCACTAGCGCAGAAGCCTAACAAACAAGGCATACGCCGCAGCAGATGGGCAATAATCCGTAATACAAACCCACAGTTAAAGACTACAACCATAAAAACTTGGCTTGATTGGTTTCCAGAAGAGCAATGGGGCAAGTTTACTTGGTCAGTTCCCTATACACATATGATAAAAAAAGGTGATCTGGAGCTTGAAGTCCTCTTCTTAGCACTTGATAGGCCAGAAGATGTTAAGAAATTGCTATCTTTAGAGCTAACAGGCATATGGGTTAACGAAGCTAGAGAGATTCCCAAGTCAATTATTGATGCGTGTACCATGCGTGTAGGTCGTTTTCCCTCCATGCGTGATGGCGGTGCTACTTGGACAGGCGTTATCTGTGATACCAACGCCCCAGAAGAAGATCATTGGTGGCCTATCATGTCTGGCGAAGTGCCAGTGCCAGATCATATCCCTAGGGAACAGGCTAAGATGCTGGTAAAACCCGACAACTGGTCGTTTTATACGCAGCCTAGCGGCATGGTTGAAAAGCTAGACGAAGATGGCGAAATAGATGACTACGTTCCTAACGATGTAGCAGAGAATAAAGAGTATATGCGTCAGGATTATTACCCTAATCTTATACGCGGTAAGACAAAAAGCTGGATTGACGTATACGTTATGAACAAATTAGGCTCAATCCAAGAGGGTAAACCTATCTATCAGATGTTTGCTAGCGATACGCACGTAGCAAAAGAAGAAATACCTATCGCTGCAGGTCTACCCCTATACATTGGTATAGATTTTGGGCTTACACCTGCTGCTACAATGGGGCAAAAGGTACGCGGTAGGTGGCTAATACAGCAAGAAATCGTTGCATTTGACATGGGTATCGTTAGATTTGCAGAGGTTTTGCGCCAAGAGATAGCTACTAGGTTCTCAACTTGCTCCGAGGTATTTATATATGGCGACCCTGCTGGTGATTTCCGCGCTCAAACTGATGAATCAACGCCATTTCACATACTGCGTGGTGCTGGTTTGCGTGCTTTCCCTGCCCCTTCTAACTCTGTTGACCTAAGATTAGAGAGTGTTGCGACCCAATTACAGAAGATGACAGAAGGAAAGCCAGCATTTCTTATAGATCCGCGCTGTCAGCAGCTAATAAAAGGCTTTGAAGGTGGGTATCAGTACAGACGTATGGAGGTTTCGGGCGAAAGATACGCTGATAAGCCTGATAAAAATATGTTTTCACACGTACACGATGCGCTGCAGTACCAAATGTTAGGTGCTGGAGAGGGCAGAGCCTTAATAAACAACCAGAAACCAGCGTCTGCAACAGTAGCAAAGGCTAGTTTTAACGTATTTGACAACCGAAAGAAGCCACAGCGTAGACAAGGTTTGTGGTCAAGACTCTAAATTGTGCATTGAAAATTATTCTTTTCTGTGCCAACCAATGTAAAACAACCAAGGAGAATGATATGTGTTTTGGTGGCGGTAATAAAAAAAGCCAAGCTGATATAGATGCTGAAGCTAAGAGAGCAGCAGATGATCGTATAGCAGCAGAAGATGCAAAGCGCGCAGAGATTGAAGATAAAGCTGAAAAGAAACGTGAAGACATTGGCGAAGCTGTAGAGTCTCGTGCTGAAAGCAAGGGTATGCGTGGCGGTAAAGGTCGTCGTTCTCTATTTAGAGCTGGCGGTGGTGGATTTTTAGATCGGTTTAGTTAATGGAAAAAATTGCCAAGCAGTACATACAGAAGTATGAGAAAGCCAAGTCCTTTCGCGAGAACTGGGTTCCGTTGTTTGAGGAGTGCTATGAGTATGCACTACCTCAACGTGAAAGTTTTTACGCTGAAACTGCTGGGCAAAGACGCGATGACCGCATATTTGACGAGACTGCGGTGGTTGGTGTTCAAGAGTTTGCTAGTCGCCTCCAATCTGGGCTTGTACCTAATTTTGCTAGGTGGGCTGATCTCATGGCTGGTAGTGAAGTTCCTCCAAATCAGCGCGAATCTGTTGATAACGAGCTTGACGAAGTAACAGAATACGTCTTTGAGATACTACAGAACTCTAACTTTAGCCAAGAAGTACACGAATCTTTCATGGATTTAGCTGTTGGTACTGGTGTTTTGTGCGTAGAAGAAGGCGATGCGCTTAATCCTGTTAACTTTTCTGCCATACCATTGCCCCATGTGGTGCTAGATACTGGCCCAGATGATAGAATTGACCATGTTTTTCGTGAGCGCAAAGGTGTAAAGTACGATCACCTAGAGATGATGTACCCAAATGGCACATTAGATCCTAAAGTTATGAACTATATGGGGTCAGATAAGACTACAACTGTACTAGAAGTTGTGTGTCGTGACTATACTGCTAAAAATCAGGAAGCATATCTAAGCTATGCGTTCTGTATGACTACGAATACTGTGTTAAACTACAAACAAATGGTAGGTAATGGATCAAATCCGTTTATTTGTTTCCGTTGGTCTAAATGTGCAGGTGAAGTATACGGACGTGGCCCACTAATTAACGCATTATCTGCTATAAAAACTACAAATCTTACCATTGAAATGATACTTGAGAACGCGCAGATGGCTATCTCTGGCATATACCAAATGGAAGATGACGGAGTAATAAATCCAGATACAATACAGTTAGTCCCAGGATCTATCATACCAAAGGCTATGGGTTCTAGCGGATTGCAGCCTATAAATGCAGCAGGTAGCTTTGATGTAGCCCAGTTAGTGCTAGGCGATATGCGTCAAAACATTAAACGTGCGTTGTATAACGACATGCTAGGCAATCCAGACAAAACTCCAGCGTCAGCTACAGAAGTAGCAGAGCGTATGGCAGATCTTTCTAGGCGTATGGGTGCAGCTTTTGGTAGGTTACAAGCTGAATTAGTTCAACCAGTGCTACAGCGCGTTATTTACATCCTTAAAAAGCAAGGACGTATTGATGTACCTACTGTAAATGGACGTGAAGTTAAGATACGTTCTGTATCTCCGCTAGCTCAAGCGCAATCTAACCAAGATATTTCTAGTGTTGGACGCTTCTTAGAGATGGTTGCTGGTACATTTGGGCCAGAGATGTTGCAACTACTAATTGATGGTGAGCAAACAGCTATACATTTAGCTAAAAAGTTTGGCGTTCCTGAAAGCTTGATTCGCGATGAAGAACAGCGTAAACAAATAGCTGCATTAGCGCAACAAATGGCGCAACAACAAGCGCAGCAACAACAGGGTGGTTTAATTGAGCAAGAGCAACAAGGTTAATATCGGAGTCGATGGTTATCAAAGGGCAGTAAGTCAAGATCTGGAGATAAGCCAAAACGTAGCTGAAGTATTTGGAAGCCCTACTGGGCAAGCAGTTTTAAAATACTTACGTTCTATTACTATAGAAATGGTTCATGGGTCTAATGTCACAACAGAAGCATTAAGACACCATGAAGGACAACGCTACACAGTTGGACTAATTGAAACTCGTATCAATCATGCACATAGGAGTAACAACAAATGAATGATATTCCGTCAGAATCAGGACAGTCAACACATGGAGAAGATACACAGCGTGACTTTGTA